TTTCATGGCGCGATCCGCTGAACGTGGTTTGCGTCTACATGAGCAAGGTCTATCTGGTGATGGGCTTGTGCCTGCGACTGTTGCCGATGCACGTCGCATGGCTAACGGTGAAGCGTTGAGCGAAGCCAAGTGGCGTCGCATCCCTGGTTGGATCGCTCGCCACATGATGGATTTGGACGCGGTAGAAGGTGACGAGATCACACCTGGTTTGGTGGCGATGTTGTTGTGGGGCGGCGGCTCAAATAAGACAACAGCGCGACGTGCACAGGCTTACGCTGAGCGGATCGTCACTCAACTCGATGCAGATAGTGGAGAACGAAAGAACACCAAAAACGGCTACACTGGTGGCGATATGGTTGAGACGATGCAAGTTCGCTGGATTAGCGACACTGTAAACGAGAACCGCTCTGTCGCCTATACCACGCTGGAGATCCGCGCCGAGGGAGACAGCAACACGTTGGTTGGCTATGCTTCGGTGTTCGATTCGCCTAGCGAGCCGATGCCGTTTGTGGAGTACGTCCGTAAAGGTGCGTTCGCTAAAACTTTGAATGATGGTGCTGATGTGCGGCTGTTGATCGACCATGAAGGTGTGCCGCTGGCTCGCACGAAGTCTGGTACGTTGATGCTTGAGGAAGATGACCGCGGTTTGCGTGTTGAGGCTACGCTCGACCCGATGAACCCTGACGCGCAGCGTGTTCTGTCTGCTATGCGTCGTGGCGATCTGTCGCAGATGTCGTTCGCGTTTAGAACTGTAAAGGATTCGTGGAATAGCGATCGCACGATTCGTGAGTTGCGTGAAGTGCAACTGTTCGACGTGAGTGTGGTGACCTATCCAGCATATGAAGATACTATTGTAAGTCTGCGCAGCCGTCAAGATGTTACGGTTGATGTGTCGGGTTCTTTGAGTCTGCGACAAAGGCAGATTCAGATCGCTCGACAGCGCTAGCCGAGTCGCAGCCGACGCTAAGAGCGTCACTGAGTGACATCACTCGCGGAAGCAACATCAGTCACTCAAACACATGGAGTTATCCAACATGGCAACTTACACCGACAAACTGCGAGAGAAGCGCGATGCTGCTCTCGCACGCGCCGAGCAGATCACCGCTGTAGCAGTGACTGAATCGCGTGACATCACCAAGGACGAAGACGGCGAGATCGCTAAGGCTCTCGACGAAGTTCGTGAACTGGACGAGCAGATCAAGCGTCACGCAGAACTCGACGCTCGCGCTGCAGCCGCAGTGGAAACCCGTCGCGAGAAGGCAGTCGACGTTGTCACTGTCAAGTCCGAGCCACGCACGTACTCTGCTGAGTCGCGCAACTCGTTCATCGCCGACGCCTACAACGCACAGTTCAACGGCGACTTCGCCGCACGTGAGCGTCTCGCACGCCACATGCAAGAAGAGCGCGTCGAGCGTCGCGATGTGACCAGCGCGAACTTCTCGGGCTTGGTCGTCCCTCAGTACCTGACTGGTCTCGCAGCGCCGTTGGCGCGTGCAGGTCGTCCGACTGCGGACATCGCACGTAAGCACGAACTGCCGTCGGCTGGTTTGACGCTGAACATCTCACGCGTCACCACTGGCTCGTCGGTTGCTCAGCAGACCGAAGGTGCTGCAGTGTCAGAAACCAACATGGACGACACGCTGCTCACCATCAACGTGAACACCTACGCTGGTCAGCAGAACGTGAGCCGTCAGGCGATCGAGCGCGGCACTGGTGTCGACTCGTTGGTGATGGCGGATCTCGTCAGCGCCTACCACACGGCTCTCGATGCCGCTGTGGTGAACGAAGTCAAGGTCGGCAACGGCAACACGGTGACTTACACCGACGCTTCGCCGTCAGTCGCTGAACTGTACCCGAAGATTTTGGATGCAGTGCAGAAGATCCAGACTTCGTTCTTTGCTGGACCGAATGTCATCGTGATGCACCCGCGTCGCTTGGCTTTCATCCTCGCAGCAGTTGACAGCACGAACCGCCCGTTGGCGCTTCCGCAGTCGCACAACCCGATGAACACTGTCGCCACTGGCGCAGGTTCAGTGGTGTACGGCAACAGCGGCTACACCATCGCAGGCTTGCCTGTCGTCACCGATGCGAACGTCCCCACCGATTTGAACGGTGACCAGGACGCGATCTACATCGGCAACACGCAAGAGTTGCACCTGTGGGAACAGGGCAGCGGCGAGCCGATGATGTTGCGCTTCGAGCAGCCTAAGGGCGCAGAACTCGATGTGCAGATCATCGTCTACGGTTACAGCGCATTCACCGTGCGTCGTTACCCCAAGGCTTGGGCTGAGATCATCGGCACGGGTCTCGCAGCACCAACGTTCTAACGAACGCGTAGCACGCAAAGCGGCGCACGGTGACAACACCGTGCGCCGCTTTCGTGTTATAATGGTTGTATGCAAAACAACAGCGCACAAATCGAAGCGCTGCTCGTTGAGCGGCTCGGCTACGAGCGTCGTGGCAAGCACGAACGTGCTGCAGTCGTGAGCGCGCAGTTACGTTTTCTCGGCTACGTCGAGAGCGATAAACCGATCGAAACGGCAACGACTGAACCAGTGGCAGAGCGCGCTATCAAGCGCAAAACCAAGAAACGTGAGATCTGATGCCCATCACCAACGGCTATTGCACGCTGAACGAGGTGAAAGCCGCGTTGCGGATCTCAGACGCAACTGACGACGCTCTGTTGGAAGGCGCTATCGAAGGCGCGTCACGTCGCATCGACGGCTACACTGGTCGATTCTTCTATCAGACCACCAACGCCGTGAAGATGTACGCACGTGACGTCTACACCGTACTGCTGCAGAACGACCTGGTTTCGGTGATCACGTTGAAGACAGATGACGACGGCGACGGTACGTACGAGGACGTGTGGACGTTGAACGTCGACTACCAACTGCAGCCGTTGAACACAGCGCTGCAGTCACGCCCATATAACCGCATCACCGCTATCGGCGGTAAGACATTCCCTATCGTTATCCAACCTGAGATTCCTGCGGTTGAGTTGAACGGCGTGTGGGGTTGGGGCGCGATCCCTGACGATGTGAACCAGGCGTGTATCCTGTTGGCGATGCGCGGTTTTGCACGTTACAACGCAGCGCTCGGTGTCGTCGGTTTCGCAGATATGGCGATCCAGGTGCGTGCGATCGATCCCGACGTGCGCGATATGCTTTCGCCTTACGTGCAGTACGGGATCGCCTGATGCCAGCGACGGTGTCGCAAGTAGCAACTGCGCTGAAGACTCGTCTGGCGACGATCAGCGGTCTGCGCACTTACTCGTATCAACCTGAACAGGTGAATCCACCTGTGGCGTATCCAGTGCTGAACTCGGTGTCGTTTCACCGTGCATTCGCTGGTGGCAACGTCGAGATGTACTGGTCGATCTACGTCATCGTAGGTAGGTACACTGACAGTAGAGCATTTGACGCTCTCGACGACTACGTAAGTTACAGCGGCACGAAGTCGATTCGTGCTGTGCTCGAAGGCGACCTCACTCTCGGCGGCGTCTGTCAAACTTTGGTCGTGCCGACGTCGTTCGCTATCGTACCGCAGACCCAGGCTGATGCCGAGTTTCTGACGGTTCGCGTCGACTTGACGGTACATGCTTGAAGCGTCCGTCGTCGTTTCTAGTGTAGGCTTTACATGATGGCAACCTACAAAGTAACCAGCGACCGCTTCAGCGGCAAGAAACTCGGTGACACAGTGACGTCTAGCGATCTAGACGGTCTGAATGTCGACGCGCTTCTTTCTGCTGGACACCTTGAGTTGGTGCGTAGCGCCAAGTCATTAGATAAGACCACTCACGAAAGCGAAAAGTAAACCATGGCTCAACTCGTTCTCACCAACGCGTACATCACCATCAACAACACTACGCTCAGCGACAGGGCGAACAGCGTCGAACTGAACTACGAAGTTGACAGCGTCGAGGTGACCGCATTCGGCGACACTGGACACAAGTTCACTGGTGGTCTGCAAAACCTCTCGTGCTCGATCGAGTTCATGCAAGATTTCGCTGCTGCGAACGTCGAAGCAACGCTCTATCCGCTCGTTGGCACTACCGCGACGGTGATCATCAAGCCGAACGGCGGCACTACCTCTGCAACGAATCCAATGTATACCATCACTGGTGCGTTTCTCGCTTCTCATCAGCCTGTGGCTGGCGCTGTTGGCGAGTTGGCGATGACGAGTGTAACGTTCACTGGTGGATCGCTCGCCAAGGCAGTTATCTAAATAACAACGCTACAACTGAAGGACAGGTGACAGTATGAAACTTGCGATGATCGTCAAACCGATCGACGGTGAACAGTACGAAGTGATCGCACGTTTCGGCGACTTCGTTGCTTTCGAGCGTACGTGGAATCGTTCAGTTGCGAAGTTCGAAAGTGAGATGCGGTTGACCGACATCGCTTGGCTCGCATGGCAAGTGTCTAAGCGTATCGGACGCACACAGGTTGCGTTCGATCCCGAGTGGATCCAGTCTGTTGACGAGGTCACGTTGAAAGATGAGTCTGCTGACGTCCCTTTGGACTGAAGAGCGCGCACTGGGTTGTTGCGTCGCTCGCCTGCGAGACAGGGATCGCGCCAAGTGTACTAATGGCTGAGCCGCCTGAGATGTTGAATACTATGCTGGATTACATGCACTGGCGTAACGAACAGCAACGCAACGCGAATAGACGCGTCAAACGGACGACGTCGCTATGACAACGCGTGTACGTGTCTACGGTGTCGCAGAAGCGATGCGCTACATGCGTCAATACGAGAAGGAACTATACAAAGAAGTGCGTACGCAGATGAGTACAAGCGCGCAGCCGCTCGCTGAGGCTGTTGGTGGCGATTTTCCAGAGCGACCACTAACACGCTGGGTGGGCACTCCGTCATTCCGACGCAAAAAAGGGAAACCGTTTCCTGCGTACGAGCCGTCTAACGCTCGTGGCATGGTGCAGCCGAAGGTCGGTATCGGTCGAGTGCGCAACGGTGAGCGTAGCATTCTGCGTATCAACCAGATGTCACCTGGTGGTGCGGTGTTGGATTCAGCAGGCAGTAAAACAGACAACATCTTCGTGAAGAACTTGGATCGCTACTCGCCAACGAAGGGACAGAGCCGTATCGGTGTTGCTCGTTCGCGTGTTCTCTATAAAGGTGTTGAGAAGCGCATGCCGATGGTGGAGAGTGTCGTATCGCGATCTATCGAGTTGACTGATAAGATGGTACAAGCGGCGATCAACGCACGCGGAAGGGCTTAGCACTGTGGCATTAGGCGTCAACGTAGTTAGCGAGTTTGACGCTAAAGGCATACGCAAAGCGCTGACCGAGTTCAAGAAACTGGAAGGTGCAGGTGCGAAAAGCACCTACGCGTTGCGCACGCTCGACTCAGCCGTAGGTAAAGGCATAGGCAACATGGCTAGGTACGGCGGTATCGCAGCCGCTGCGCTAGGTGGTGTCGGTGCGTACCTGGTGAAAGGTGCTGAATACGCGAAACAAGCAGATGACCGACTGGTGGCAGTTGCCAACTCGATGAAGTTGTTCGGTGACAACGCCGATATCGTAGCACAGCGGCTGCAGAAACTCGCCGACGCGCAAGAGTATGAACTTGGTGTCACTGCTGAAACGATAAAGATGACGCAGGCGAAACTGCTCACTTTCGCCAACATCGCGAAAACAGCGAACGAAGTCGGTGGTGCATTCGACCGTGCCACTGTTGCGGCTGTCGATTTGGCTGCTGCTGGTTTCGGCGCTGCAGAGCAGAACGCGGTGCAACTCGGTAAAGCGTTACAAGATCCGATCAAAGGTATCACCGCGTTGGCACGTTCTGGTGTTACTTTCACCGATTCCGAGAAGGCGAAGATCAAAGCGCTCGTAGAGTCGAATCAGATGCTGAAAGCGCAAGACACGTTGTTGAAAGCGATCGAAACGCAGGTAGGTGGCACTGCTGCTGCTACCACCACTGACACTTTCCGTATTCAGGCTGCGTTCGGTCACGTACGTGACGAGATCGGCACGTTACTGCTACCTGTGGTCGAACGTTTCGCTAACTTCATGGTGCAGAAAGTCGTACCGTTCGCCACTGAAGCAGGTCGTGTTTTCGGTGAGCAAGGCTTCGGTGGTGGCATCGCGTTTCTGGCTGGCAAACTCGACGACGTCATTCAGCGAGGTGGTAAAGTTGTCAACTTCATCATCGCGTTGACTGCTGCGTTTGCTGCGTTTCGTCTGATCGCTATCGCTGCTGCGATCTCACAGAACTTGTTCAACGTCGCGCTGTTCTCTAACCCGATAGGTATCGCGGTTGCTGCGATTATCGCGTTCGGTGTTGCTGTGGCGGCTGCCTATGTCCGTTTTGAAGGCTTCCGCAAAGTCGTGAACACGGTGATCAACGCTATTATCGCGGCGCTAGAGATGTTTGTGAACACTTTCATTCGCTCTATCAATGCGGTGATCAAAGTGATCAACTTCGTCGGCGGTGCATTCCGTGCTGTTGGCATTGACATGCCTAAACTCGGTGAGATCGGTGAGGTTGCGTTCGGTCGTATCTCTAACGCAGCCGCCAAAACCGTCAAAAAAGTAAACGACGTCGCTCAAGCGATCCAAGACGCTAAGAACACTGAACGTCGCCTGGAGAGTGCAGGCACTGGTGGTGGCGCTGGTGGCGGTGGTGAAGAGGAAGGTTTCGGCGGTGGAGTCGCTAAAACGGTGAAAACCGCCAAGCAGAAAATGAAAGAGTACACCGACGCGTTGAAAGGTGTGTTTGACGCAGAGCGTTCTTTGGTCGGCAGCGGCAAAGAGATCGCCAAAGCACGTGAAGATCTGACCAAGGCGACGCAACGTGTAACCGACGCGCAGACCAAGTTCAACCAGGTGACACGCGGCTACGGTGCAGACAGCAAGGAAGCGATCGACGCGATGCGCCGAGTTACCGACGCAGCGAAACGGATCCGCGACGCCAACCTCTCGCAGCAGGATTCTGTGCGCAGTTTGGCTGCTGCTGAGAAGAAACTCGCCGATCTACGCAATCTGGCTGCCGACCCAGCCGATGTTGCTGGCGCTGAACGTAAAGTCGAGCGCAGTAAGTACGCCAGCGAAGAGGCTGTGTTTCGTGTTGCTGAGGCTGAAGCCGAACTTGCTAAGGTGCGGCTCGACCCAGAATCGAATGCGGTCGATATTCGTCGTGCGGAGATCTCGCTCGCCGAGGCGAAACTGTCGGTCACCGATTCCACTATCGCGCAACGTGACGCTGAAGACGACCTGCGTAAGTTGCGTGAGTTGGCTGCTTCACCTGAGGAACTTGCCGAGGCAGAACGTGAACTGGAACGTGCGAAATACGCCGTACAGGACGCAACCGACGCCGTACGCGACGCGACACTGGAACAAACCGTCGCTCAGGCTTACTACCTGGAGATCGTCGAAGGTGCGAAAGAGGGAAGCGAAGCGTACCAAGAAGCGTTGAAAGATCTGCGCGACGCGCAAGACGCTGAACGTGACGCGAGCGAGAAAGTCACCGATCAGTTGTGGCGTGAGTGGGAAGCGACCAACGCGCTACGTGAAGCGAAAGAGAAACTCGCCGAGGTCGGCAGCGATGTCGGTGGTCGCATCGTATCGCGTGCCACTGGTGCTTTCGCTAGAAGTTTGCCAGCGGCGATCACATCGCCACAAGCGCCGCTACCTACTGTGCCTGATTTCTTTGGTGGTGTGACGATTCAGAACACTATCAACGCTGGTATGGGTGCTGATTCACGTGAGATCGCCCAGGTGATCGTCGACTCGTTGCGCGACTACGAACGTAGCAACGGCTACATACCAGTCACGGCTCAGTACGCTATCGCTATCTGATGGCTACCGTACTTCGATCTGGCGAAGAAGTCGCCGTACTCATGGAACTGGGCTTCCCAGTCAACCCGTTTACGCTCGACTCGCCTACACTCGGAGTTTTAGATGACGACTATCTAGACGGTACGTTGCTCGGTGACGACGTCGCACCGTACGTACAAGTGTTGAGCGTCGCACGTGGCAGATCATCACAACTAGACACTTTCCCTGCTGGACGTTGCACCGTTACGTTGAACAACAACGATCGACGGTTCGATCCGATCAACGAAGACTCACCGTACTGGGATCCGATCAGCGAACGTAGCGGTGTGACACCACGCCGTAAAGTGACAGTCAAGTTGAACGGTATCGACGTGTTCGTAGGTCGTATCGCAGACATCGACCTACAGTACGATTTCAACAACCTCAGCACCGTGGTGATCACCGCAGCAGACGACTTCGTTCTGCTCGGCAGCACGTTCACTGCTGCTGCGTTCACACCTAGCGTCGAGTTGAGCGGTGCACGTGTAGCATCGATCCTTGACCTACCAGAGATCAACTATCCAGCGACCTCGCGCAACATCGCCACAGGTACATCAACGTTTGGTGCGTATCAAGTAGATGCGAACACCAACGCAC